AAATAATTTCCCTAAGATAGGATGCCGTGGGCCACTTCCGTTGGAAAGCGGTAGTCACGGCAAACTGAACCAAGTTCTGGAAGATCGCAATTTCGCGAGAACCCAGATACCACATCAGTCCTCCAAACTAACTCAGATGAACTCGAGTTATCCAAATCTAGGAATCGTTCGGTGTTATGAACGAACTCCCATTCTGGCTCCGGTTTTCGTGGGGCCAGGCTTGGCGGGTGATCGGAATCGCCCGTTTGGTTGTTCTGAAACCATCTTAGAAGGGATCTCCATCCTTTCAAGGAAGTAGAATCAATCCTCCTAAAGACGATTTTTGCTCGTGGTAGATGAGGAGACCAAACCGATGTTGTACTCTCAACCTGCACCCCGCCTAACAGATGGCGAGGCACGTGGGCCCTCCGGAAGGAGAACCACCAGGACGAGAGGGTTGGATCACAGAGGTCAACACTTTCCACATAGCTCCATTTACGGATGCTATTAAGAAGCCAGACCTTGCGACTTAGCCGATCGATAGGTTTCCTGAGGTAGATAGGTGTAACGTCTACCCCCTTATAGTAATGCCCGCCGCAACTTTCACGGAAGTAGACACCGGTAACAAAAGATTTCTCTTTGTTAACGGCAAATCCTAGATCGTTCAACACAGCTGTTAAAGGCCGTGCTACCCGAGTAGGACAAATTATGTCATCCCCGTATACGGAAATAAAGGCTTTACTGTCATCATCTTCCTTATCTATTACTTTCGCAACAGCTAAGCTGATTGCGTAGAATAATAAGGACTCAAGTTCGAACGTGAATCCATTTCCCATTGCTGAGAATTTGGACCACTTGATGAGCTTACCACCACGGCTTTTTGGTAACGTGCCGTAGTGTGATCGTACTGCATCAAGGAGGTTATACCAATCCGGTGGGAGCAAGTCCCATACCAGACGATCAGATATGCTGTCGGATGCCGCTTTGAGGTCGAGCGTGGCGACTATACCAGTCGCACTGCCTAACCGAGCGAAATCACGGTTCGTTGTCTGATCCCTTAAGTTAACGCCAAACTTTTTTAGGCGTCGTTGCAGGAAGCGACCAATAGCATTTTGAAGCAAGACGTTGCCATCCGGCTCCATCGCTATGGCTCGATCGGTGTCCGTCTTCTTAGGAACTGTTGTCACCCGGTTTCCCGGAACAATGTTAAAATCTAGCAGTCCAGCCTCTCGAGCCCAAATAGGTGTGTTACCTATCAGAGCTTTCAAGTACGGGGCCGCACGACTCGTGACGTCTAGATTCCAGGTTGCATGATACTTAAAATAAGCGTCACCCTGGCGGTTCCTTCGACTAGTCGTTGCACCGCTCGTGAATCGAGCAGCTTTAAACAAGTCGTATGTCAAAGGGCCAAGGATTCGGCTGACCTCATAAGAGGCCTGGGCCATCACACTCTCAAAGAAGAACGCTGGAGTTGATGTATCGTATCCGTGTTCATTAACACGCGAACAAGCATCCTCACTTTCCAACAATGTGTCGATAGCTTTCGACTCACGTTTTTCAGCAGGGACGCCTGATCTCGGTAATTTACTTAGGAACGATTCTTGAAAATACCATTGCTTAAAGCGATGAGGATTGGCAAGACTCGCCACATAGTCACCGCTGCTCGGATGAAACTGAGCAGCGATTTCCAGGGAAAGGACATCGGGGTCATATTGAGAATCTCCAGGAGTTTCACTTGAAATTAATCGGTAGAGTTTTTTATACTTCACCGGTTTACCTGGGGGGACACGCCCACCCTCAGGAAGCTTAGGGACGGTACCATAAGCTCGTAGTAATGTCTCAGACATATACTTACCACCTTGAAATTTAAGATTTACAAATGGATAGGTTCGAGCTCAAGCACTGTAGTATTGATTACATCCAATACCTGTGTCAAACCATAGTAAAGAGCCTCACGTTCGAGTCTATCGGAGTTATCACTCACGACAAACTCAAATTTTCCCATCTGAGAGCCTTCCGCAATTTTCCGCGAAGGGTCAGTAGGGTGGGGGCGAACGAGAGGCATTACTAGCTTTCCGCTGATGCGGGTAGCTCCGGACTCAAGATGCCGAGAAGAAAGCGAGAACGTATCCTGAAGGATACGTGCATCACGATCGCGGGACTCGAACAATAGGTTACCATTACTGGTGCCCACTGCTTTGAGCGACCGCACTTCTTCGCCACTGGCTTGAAAGGATGCTTGTATTGTGGATAATTCCATGATAATATGTCCTTATGGTTTACGATTAATGTGTTAAAAGGAATTTCATCTCATTAATTGACGCAGTAAAACAACAAGATCAGCTGTCTTGGCTACATCAAGGTCAGGAGAGAAGGTTACGTTCAGGGAAGGGAATTCGTTACGGGCCGAGCGACTGAAGAGGATATTATTCACATCCATCTTTCGGAAGCCGGGCTTTGAGTAACTAGCCCACCGAATGGTATCGTGCTTACTTATGCGAACCTCGTTTTTACACGAGATATAGCTATAGCGCGGCACTGTTCCCTGGGGTGTGGATAAGGACCCGAGGTAATCACCAATGTTGAAGAAGTAATCAACAGCCCAAGAGAACGGCGTCATCTCCCAAAGGAGGGGTATAACGTCATCCGAACCAAAGCCAAGTTGGCTTCTGGCGAGGGCTTCTGGGTTCTTTACCTCAAGGGCTAACCCCGTCCAAACCGTCTGAGTAATTCGACGATCTGGATAGGTGTTAGATCCACTAGCCGTACCGTAGGCCCGCAACAATAGGGGCTTATTTAATGAAGATACGGCTAAGCTGTGAATATCTTGGAATGAATACACTAAGGGACGAATCCCGAAACGTGCAGCCATCCACGCATCTTCGACCTTATCGGGTGAAAACCCGGAGCCGAACCTGCGCTTAAGACGTTCACGAGCACGTGCTGATGTTATAGCACGCTTTGCATCTAAAGCAATCTTAAGAATGTTGGAAACTGTTGATTGGATCGTCTTCGCTGTTGAATAAACCTCAGCGATTTCGGTTCCCAGTTGATAAGAGCCTTTTGACAGGTTCTTAAAAGCCATGGCATTAGACTCATTCCGTAAAATCGAATGAGGATATGCGTCAACTTGACCCCCAATTAACTCATGTTTTCCCTTATAACTAAGACCCCACCTAGAAAACGGGGTCCCTCGCGGAGAATCCTGTGAAGGATACTGCACGACACTCGTCATGTCTATAGAGGCATGACGATAGTTAGTAGGGTCAATTCCGTTACCGCTGGAAGATTCCTTAACAGTGCCACGACGGCCTGCTAGAGATCCGCCAATAGTAACGTAGTTTAATTGAGACATAGCTTCCTCCATTAATAAGATAGATGCAAGGAAAAGGCCCC